CTAATCGAGCGGGAACGCTAACAATTTTATCATCACCTAAAACAAAATCAACTATACTATGAAAATCATGCAAGGAAGCACTTCTTTTATTTCTTATTATGCACAAAGCTGTCAAGCAGCGATTCAACAAACTATTAAATAATGCTGTTACCCAACATCCTGATGGCATAGAATGGGTTGTTAAAGTTAACTGCTCACGAGTTAAAACGTAAGAACGTATCATAGACATAAGTAGGACATGTAATATGCGCTTATCTTCATTACTTCCTTGAAACCTACACAACACTACATCAGCTATCAAATCTTGCAATTGTGAAGGTGCACTTCCATCATAAGATCCAAAATCTCCATCGAATATTATCTTATTCACCGTCAATTTATTATACAATTGTTCAAAATCTAAATAAGGATTCATTCCAATAGCAATTCCATTATTCCACATCTCTTGTTTAAGATATACAAATAATTCAGCCAAGTACTGCTTCACTAAAATAGTATGGTGTAAAGGTAACACTCTGAACAATCTAGGTTTATCTATTTTTTCCGTAGTACGCAATTCGTCTTTTAATGCTTCTTTACACAATATATCTCTGGGATGTAAATTATTATTTAACACAGCTGACTTAAAACTTTCTATTTTTTCTTCTAATAAAGGTTTTATAACCTGAGCTTCAAAATCAATATATAATGTTTTATCCTTCTCATACCCATATCCATTAGCAGAATCCTTATTTATTTTTCTAATATCTGCATTTCCAAATACTGCTTCTTGTAATGATATCTTTTCAAAAGACGGTGGCATCAAGCTCTCTAAACATTCACGCACGTAAACGAGCTCTTCTTGTTTAATATAAGGGATAGGTTTATAAGATTTTTTTGATAACTCAATGGTAGTTTTTTGTCCATACACACTTAAGTTAGCCGGAGCTTTCGATACTAATGGCGCTATAACACCTTTCATTTCTAAAGAAGTCAACTCGTTACAAATAGCTTCATCTTTAATGTCGAACAAATCACTTTGAACGATCTTGGATTTACCTCTACCATTAATAGGTTTTAGATCTGTATTAAACAGTCTAATTCCAGAATACGACGAATAATTATTATCTTTTAAATCATAGTCAACTACTGAACACGTATTATCTTTAAACATAGCTTCTATTTTCTTCAAAGTTCTCTCACTCCATATTTTTATAATTCCTTCATTATTATTGCCGCATACATGATGACCTCTTATATTGCCTAATTTATCTATTAGCGCTGATCGACACATACCTGAAATACTAACAGGATAGCTAATGGTTTGTCCCGCCGTCATAGCATACGTTTTAGTACCGGCTTGATATTTTACCATGTGTTTTGTGACACTACTATTAATCCTATTATACAATGGTAACTCAAGAGTAGGATTAATCACAAACATGACGTCTCCACCTTTTATATTAACTTCTGCTTCATTTACATTAAATTTAAATTTTTTAATAGGTGTAATTGGAAATCTATCACATTTCAATATACATAAATCCTCTTCTGGTAGTCGCGTCTCTATTTTACAAATTAAATTGTTAAACATAATATTATCCTTTTCTAAATCAGTAAAAGTCTTGTATATATTTAAGACGGGATTTTCTCCTACTAAATGGTCGTTTAATAATATTGTATTACCACTTATAATACAATGAGCTACATGCTCTACTTCTACCCCATCTATTTGCGACATACATTTGACAACAAATGTGTGTTCCTTAATACGTCCCTGAATTGGATCTAAATTAACACCATTTTTATCTTGCACTTCATATAACTCTTCCTGTATACTCATTGTGTCATTCCTAAAAAACCAATATAAACCTACAGAGAAGATTAATCCTACTAAAGCTACAACAAGATTTCCACTCGTTATATGCTCAAAAGTCATAGCCAAAAAACTTTTACACTTATCTACTAAAAACCTAAATACAGTTTCAGTGCTTAAATAAACATTATTAAGTATGGTTTTAACCGAATCCGCATAAAATTCACACTTATTCTTAAAAGAAAAACCATCGTATGAAGTTTCACAACTTTTATTATCATCTATAGTCAACTCTCCAGCATTAAAAGAAAACCTTTTCGGTGGTGAATACATTTGCGCTTCAAAATATTCCTCAACATTCTCATTCACTTTATTAAGCATTCCTTCTAATCTCTGTTTACTCGTTGTATTTTGTAAGGAATATTTTTTGTTCATCTCTAAAGCATATTTTATTATAGAATACACCCATACAACAATCTTGTCCTCATCTTCTTCATTATGAAACTCACCTTGACACGCTAACGGCATACGGCAATTTTTCATACTATCAATAAACTGAATCTTCCACGTACCATCTTTCTTAAAATCATACTTCCTATAATTGAGATCATACCTCTCTGTAGATTTAAATTGTATTAAATGTATTCTTCTAAATAAAGCCTCAGGTGTAGAAATACAATCGCGATCTGTAAAAGCCTGTAAATTTGACAGATTATTAGTTGTTCCAAGAATTAACTCTGAATTAAAGAACTTTGTATTTTTCTTTTCTGCAGTTGCACAATCAAGAGGGACTTTTACGGGGGACACAAAATTTATAATAGATCTCCATTGAGAAGTTCCTTGCTGTCCTATATCATCAACAACCATTACATCTTGATTCTCATAATCATCATAAAAATCTTTAGCACATTCAATAGATGGAAAAATATGTGTATATACAGATTTATTATCCTCCTTCATTAATTCAACTAATTTGTTCATCATTGTCGATTTTCCACTTCCTGCTATTCCTTCAAACATAAAACAAACAGGTTCTACTTTTGAGCTAATTGTAAAAGTTTTAGCATACTTGACTATATTAAATTTAAACGCATTAACTATCTCCTTCATATGCTTAAATTCTGGATTACATAAAAATTTTAAAAAATCAGGATTATTCAATTTTCCTTCTACCTGCAATACTTCTTCCCTAAATTTAATATTCTGCATTATATCTGGTTTCTTATAATATCTAGTATACAATTCACTAACTGTATCTGCTGTTTCCAAGTGTACTATAAACGAAAAGTTTTCTTCCAAGAATTGTTTAATAGACATTAATGTTTCATTTTCAGGATAAAGTCTACCTATATAATTTATCATATCAAAAATTAAATTAAAAAATTTTCTTAACAACGTCACTAATAACGAAGAATTAACTATTTTTGAAGTAGCTAAGCTTTGAAAAATTTGTAATTTCTGCACTATCTCACGAGGCATCCCCATCATAGCTACACCTAAAGAAACATCATAAATATTACTTTGTCTTTCATATCTGTGTGCATTTCTAAAGTCTACAAAACGTATTATTAACGAATATATGCGACACAATATTGTTAACCACGCTGACATTCCTTTAAATCCAAACATATCAGCCATTAAACACGAAAAATCAATAATAAAAGAATTCATATGTG